CCACACGCCCCCGCTCTCTACAATCCGCCCCGCCCCGGCCTCTTCCAGCTTTGCCAGCGCATCGAGCGGCGTACCGTCAACCTGGATAGACCCGTTCATCGTATAGCGCTTCTCGGTTCCCGCCGGGATCAGTTCGTCAACCCAACCGCCCGCAGTGAGGCGTTTAACCGTCCGTTCCCCGGTAGCGACCAACTCGTCTGAGATGTCCGCCGCCGCAGAGACCGACGCCCAGTTGATATTAGCCGAAGGCACCCGCCCCCCATGCCAGCTCATAAGATAGTGCGCACAGCAAAGCGCCCAATTATCTGACCACTCCCAGGTAGTTGGGTCATTCACGTCGTGGGCGACGTTGCGGGGGTCGTACACCTTGTGGCCTTTAACTTCTGCGTTAATCTTGGGGATGCCGGTCTGAAAAACGTCATCGTCAAAGATCAGTTTGATGAATAGTAGGGGCTTCCCATAACATACGTGCTGGGTAGTCCAGCTGGGCATACTGTCCAACGCAAAGGTCGGCGTAGATACTTGGGTGCCATCCTGAGCCTCAGTGAGTACCAGGCTCGGCACTACCTCTGTTACACTGACGGCGTCGGTAAAACGGTAGATAATACCACCCTCTAAAGGGGGGTTGGTGGATACAAACTGGTATGATCTCCGTTCACCGTTATAAATAATCCCACGGTCGCCGTTTTGGACATTTAGGAACATCGTACCATTGGCCAGTGAGTAGACCACGTCGTCAACTAGGCACTGAGTGACTGCCACAAACCCATTAAAAGAGCGTAGAATGCACTGGGTCATTTCTCGGGGAACGTACTCGGTGCGGGTTTCGGTTTTGGTAAAGTCCGCGTCGGTAGCAAGCTTGTCGTCCACGTAGATTTTCCCGATCTCTTCCACGGGTTCAGCGGCCAATACCATCGCCATTCCCAAGTCTGCGCTATTCGCCCCCGTGGCCTCGATATTAATAAGCTGCCCACCGACACGGGTTTGGCCGTAGACCAACCGCTGGGGAGTGGTGCTGCCCCGCGTGACGCGCCGTGCATCCTCAAGCGACGCGATTCGGGCGCGTTCGGCGTCCCGCTTGGCTTGCTCTTGCGCCTTATCGGCCTGCCCTTTGGCGTACAGGTACGAAACCGCCCCAATTGCCAGTGATACCCCTAACGCTACCGCCATCGCCACGCCCTTTTCGGTTCTATTTTACTACCCGCTATTTTACCATTTTCTGGGCTTGGAACCCATGCTTTTTCGTCAAACCACAACCCGAAAGCCGGAAAGCCGTCGGAACCGTCTACAATGACAACGTCGCCGTCTTGGGGATGCTCGACCCGCCGTAAGCTGGCGTCCACATAGTCTTCCAAAGACGCGTAGCCCTCCTGTCGTAATAGCCGCCGCACGTCTCGGTAGCTGCTATACTGCCATACGAGCAGATGCGGGGCTGCCCACGACATCGCAAAGCTGAAGCAGTCTTGTCCGGACACGCCCCCTCTGATCTTGGTATTAGACCACTTGGCGATGTGGTTTAGTAGCGTAGGCTCAAACATTAGCCATTTTCCACAAACCACTGGCGGGATGGCCAGATGATGGTGCGCTCCTCAAGCTGGGGCACAAACTCGAAGCCTTTATCGACGGTCCCAGTTAGCCCAAGGCGGCGCAGATGGGCTTGTTGCTCGGCGTCGGTGTACCGGGCCGCCCGTACCCGCGTCCAATCCGACAGGTACGAGCTGCAGGTAATCGTAATCGTAGGTACTCTACCGTCTACCACGCTGATACGTTGCACCCCCAGGTTTTCGACCCATATAGGCTCGCCGATAATATCCTGGTTCTCGTTGATCACAGCGTAGCCGATATACGCGGGGCGCATTAGATACTCTTCTGAGAGGTACAAGGCGATAACGGATAGGTCGATCCCCGCTACCGTAACTTCAAAGGTCATCGGTTGGGTGTCGGTATTTTCAGATATCGGCGGCACTTTACCCAAGTCGCCAGCTGCCACATAGGTCACGCCGTCGACGTCTACGGACTTATTCAGCGTGATAAACGCCAGCGTGGCGCTGTCAAAATCAAACCGGACAAGGGCAGCCCACTCCACAGTGTCGGCGGACAAGGCGGCCTTAGTGTCCGGATGGAGCGCGCGAGGCATTAGACCACCTCACGGAACGCCACGCTGAGGGCGTAGATGATCGGGGACCGGACCGAACTGTCCGGACGCGGGCCACTTAGCTTAAAGACTCCGCGGGGGTGGTCAGTTACGACCGCGCTGCCGTTTGCCGGGGGCTTGCGGATCGGCGGGTAGAAGGACAATGTGGCCGCTCCGGTGCCGTCGCTTGCGATCACCGCGTTGATCTGCTTAAGCTCATCGCCAATTTGCACATAATCCCCCACGGCCAGGCACTCCGTTTGGCTAGGGGTCCAACCGGACGTGATTAAAGTAGTCCCCGACTGGTCAGCGCCATTAACCACGGGGGTGCCTAGCGCTGTCCCTTTCGGAGTTGGACGGTCGAAGGGGTACATCGTAAACGGGGTTACGGCCCCACGAAGGCCGCGGAAGAACGCAATTAGGAGGTCTGCATTAGTGCCGTCGCGGTTCGTCCATGTCGCAGTGCCTTCCCAATGATCGCCCGGAAGCGCCCCGGTCTGGGTCGTGCCGTTAAGCTCCGATTCGAATATCTGTACGTTGGCCACCGGGTCCATGCTGAACTGATCTGGGTGGTACGCGGTACCTACGGGAAAGTCTGCCATTATGATCTCCTTCCGACTACTCTGGCGGCGTTGCCACCCTGCTGGATTGCGCTAAACACGCCGCGCTTGGCGCTCTCAATAAACATCGGCTCCATGGCGGCTATTTCCGCCCGCACAGTGTCCTGGACCCCGGTGCTGATCTGATTGACTACTGTGACATTGACCGTCTGCCCCCCAGGGGCGGCCCCCATTTGGCTGAGGGGAATTACGGTCCCGCTGTTGTTTGGCCGAAAATACTCCGGTTCCCGCTCGTTGACCCGGTACAGCATCCCAGCTGTGGCGTCCCCTCCCAGCGCGCGGGCGGGGGTGTACTCCTGGGGCGATCTGCGCTCCCGTAACGGCTGCGATAGACCCGGCCAGCCCCCATCGCAGCCACGGCGGTGTGGCGTCCATCGCGGAAAAAACGTTTGTGATTGCAAGGGCCGCGTTGATAGCCGCCTGCGCGCTGGCAAGGTTTTTGTATGCCTGGAACTGTTCTTTCCCGCCCTGTCGTGCAAGTTCGGCCAGGTTGCCAAACAACTGACCAGCGGCCCCTAATACCTGCTGCCCGGCTTGTAACCGTTGTTGCGCTTGCTGCTGGACCAGCTGGGTTTTTTGTTTCTCGTATAGCTCGGTGTTTGCTAAACTGGCCCGGTTGTAGTTTTCTTCGGTTACTGCCTGTGCGGCCAGGGCGTCGTCGAGAACACGCTGCCGTTGGTCGTATTGGTAAAGCAGTTGTGTAGTCGGGTCTGCCAGGTCGTACCGGATTTGTGTCTGAGCTTCGTTAAACGCTCCGAGTGCGTCTTTCATCAACTTAATTTGGGCTGCGGAGCGTTGGGCCGACTGGCCTTGGGCGGTGATCGCGTTGGCATTTGTGGTGGCGGTAGTCGTAGCCTGAAGCGTAGCGTCTTGCAAGGTCTTTAAGACCCCGGACGTCTCTTTAATCCTATCGCGCAGCAATTCCAATGCTGCCCGTTCTTTATCCGTGATTTCAGAGGGCTGCCCTAAAAACCCGGTTCGCGCTGAGGTTAGTAGCTTACCATACGCTTCCCGCAATTCCTGTAACTTGCGTTTCGCCTCTTCGATAGCGACGGCGCGCTGGGCTTTGGTCAATGTCTCCTGAGCTTTTGCGGCTTCGTAGGTCTTTTCGGCCAGGTCGTCGTAACCGTCAGTAAGCTCGGTAATCACACTGGCAAGGCCCGCCGCAACGCCGATGGCGATACCCCAAGGCGTCAGTTTCATCGCTTTGTTGAGGGCGAGGGTGGCGAGGGTCGCCTGTCTCGTCACGACCGTGGTTGCTCCGGTAGCTACGTTATACGCTGTAGTGGTGACCGCCCCGGCAGCTTGCTCGGCTTTGAGGACTCCGATCGTTCCGGCGTATGCGGCAACGGCGAGCCTTCCCGTTACAAGCAGCCCGGCGGTCGTGCCGAGGAACTTAACAAAGTCTTGCGTATCTTTATCGGTCCGTAGGGCGTTGAGAAAAGCGGTACCACTGCGTGCGGCTTCGGCGAGAATTGGGTTAACCGCGCTATCTGCAAGCCCCTTCTCGATCAGGGTCAGCTCGTTACGGAAACGGTTAAATGCTTTTTGGCTTTTGTCTGCTGAGTCGATGGCCGCCTGACCAAACTCTTTCCGCATTTGTTGCCCAAATTTAGGTAGGAAGTCGTTGGAAAGTATCTCGCCTTGCTGTAGCATCTTATTAAGTTGTGCGGTGTTAACCCCGAGGGCGTCGGCGGCCAACTTAAACACGGGCACACCGCGTTCTGCGATCTGTAAAAGCTCCTCAGTAGAAACTTTACCTTTTGCCGCGATTTGCGAAAGGGCGGTTAGGATCCCGTTTGTCTCTTCCGTGGATTTATTCAGCGCGGCTGCAGCTTCAGCGGTCCCTAAGAAGATGTCACGGGTCGCCTTACCCTCCAGAGCGGTATCCTTGGTGCTCACGGAAAGACGGGCAAAGCCCCCCGCGGTAGAAAGAAGCTCTGTTCCTAGCCGTTCGGATTCAGCAAGAATAAACGCCATGGCGTCCGAGCCATTTTTAAGGCTTCCGGTCGCAAAGTTGATTGTCTGTTCCAAGCTCTCAAATTGCAAGCCCACATCGCGGATTTGCGAGCCCCCGGCGATGATCCCGTAGAGGCCCCCGAAACCTGCAGCGAGTTTAGTGGCACTGGCGGTTAAGCTCTCGTTGGTCTTCTCCGTCTTATCTGCGGACTTTTGAAAGCTGTCGAGCGCACGCTGGGCGGTAGCGACTTCCCGCGTATCGATCCGTACTTTAAGGCGGCCCTCACCTTGTGCCATAGTTGTCCTTTATTGCTTTGTCGAACTCACGCAGGGTCACGTCGACCATCCCGCTTGGCGCCTGACCGCTTCCGCCCTCTTCCATCTTGCGGGCGTAGGGCAGGTTATTTGTAAACCATACGACGTCGCCAGGCTGGTAGCCACGCACCGCCTCGGACGCTTGGGTCGTTGCCGTGGCGGCTGCAGCCCCCGGCGCTCCGGTATAAGGCCTCGTGGCCTCAGTTGGTCGGTTTAACTCGGCTTGCCAGTTTGCCCGAAGCGCTCCAGAAAGTACCGGCGTGCGCTCGACGATCCCGCCGAAGATTTGAAGCGCCGCACCACGCACGGCTTTATCCTGATCAAGTTTTTCAGCTTCAACCCAGCGCGAAATGTCGAGTGCAAAATTATCCATACGCAATTATAACATAAAGGCTTGACAAAGCGGGCGGGATTCGCTAAGATGGTAGAAACAATTAAGGAGGCTAGGATGCCAAAGATTAAAGAGTTTGATTTATCGAGTTACACGGACAGCCAGTATCGATCAATCCTTATTGAGGGGCTTCAAAAGAAACTGAAAACTCTCTCAGTTCATGGGGCAAAAGCTAAAGACGGATCCCGTATCTGGGGTATTGAAATCTCGGACGAAGATTTTGCAGCCTTTAAGAACAGTGACAAGGCCAAGTCCTTATTACGAAAAGAGTATGAGCAAAAAGTAGCCGAGGCAAAAGAGAGTTATGCAAAACTTAAAAAGAAACTTGATTTTTGCCTAAAGGACGTTAAGTCGTACACAAAGCTATGTGAAGTACTCGACGACTTCACATATTGTGGGGCTATTGAGGAGCTTCAAACTTTTGAAAAACGCTATCTGCAAGGTAACAGCCCATCTAAAGCGGTCTATCGGGCGCGTCTTAAAGATTACTACAAGATTGACTGCGCTTAACGCCCCGTCCCAACCCGACGAGCCAGCATCATAATCGCCCGCACTTCCCAGGGTTCGAGCGGATACCCCTCAAGCCGACAAAACGCCTCAAGCTCGCTGTAGGTGATCGGCTTGGGCATCCTGACAAACACATTCCACGCCGGTGTGACCTTGGCGCTTAACGGCGGTCTGGTCAGCTTGGCGCGAAGACGATCCGCTTTGTCCTTGAGGTCGGGCATCGCTTCGAGCTGGCGGAGGTTGTTACGCCAGTGCTCTTCCTGGGTCGCGCCCTCGATATCTTTGCCGAGTTCAAGCTCTTTTTCGAGTCGGGCTAGAAGTTGATCCTCTAGCCCTTTAGAAAATTTGCCCGATCTGCCACAAAGGCAAAAAGCCCCTCATAAAGCGCATCGTTCGCGCGCAGCAAAGCCACAACGTCGTCCAACCTGTCGGCGGTCATCGGTTCGCCCTTCTCGTTCTCCAGATCGACGGAGAGCTTCCAGCTTGCGACACGAGTTGCCAGCAGCTTGCGAAGGTCGTCTTTATCGTCGGCGGTCAACTCGTCGAGCAGGCGGGCCGGGGCGTTCAGACGGATCTCAAACTCTCCGACGACCGGGACGATCTTGCCGTCCTCGCCCCGGATGTCGAAATACGTCTTAAACGTCGCGTTCTCTTGGAACTTAAGCGGTGCGCCTAGCTTCATGCGATACCGCCGCGTCTAAGTTCAAACGATGTGCCCGTTGTCGTATCTTTGAGGGCCGTGACTTCCATCGTTTCGGTAAGCTCTTGCTCTTGGTCGTTGATGCCGTGGTTTGTCGATTTCACACGTGGGAAAACCAGTTTGTGATACGCTGATCCGCCAGTTGACTGCATATCGACGCGCAGGGCGAACTCTGTCTCAGCGTCGGTACGGTCCATGTTGGCTGAGTCGACAAAGTAGGTCACAACGGACATCGTAATATTACGGCGACCCTGGCTTACGCCGATTGGGTAACGCGATCCAATTGCATAGAGAACCGTGGAATTTTTCGCCATCGCCGGATTGATGGACGATACCAGCGCATTGATCGTGCCGTTGATGTACAGCCCGCCAGTAAACGAGTTGTAAATCTTTTCCGTGATAGTTGGGTAAGTCGCCCCTGCCAATGGCGCGGTATCTTTAGCGAGCAGCGTTCCGCCTGTAAGCGTAAAGGACGCCGTTACAAGACTGTTAACCGCGACGTTGAAGGACATGTCGCTGATCTCCATATCGATCACGCGGCGGTAAATACCGGTAACCGGATAGTAGTACTCGACGGCGATTTTAGTTTTCACATCGCCCACCGCGATCCGCTCTTCGTCTGACGTGATCGTTACGGAGTTACCCGCTGCCTCGGTTACCAGGTCAGCGTTAACGGTGATCTTGTCCGCGCTGGCCGTGAGGATCACAAACGTCCCATTATTCGCCGGGTCGGTAAAACCGGACACCGTGATCGTCATTCCGACCTCCGCAGCGGCAAAAAGCCCCACGCCGTTAAAGCTGTCGTCTGTCGTGTCGGCGTCGATTGCCGTGCTGGCCACGTTAAGCACAGCGGCCCAAGTGGACTGCATGCCCGCCTGGATGAGGTCGTCGTAGACCTGGCCGCGCATATTCGCCTCGACGGCGATCTGGGTGTTGATATTACCCCCGGTAATGTCTTCCGTTTCGAGCAGACCGATCGTGTCGTCTGTGAGCTGGTCGCGGTTGGTCTGCATCGGCGCAGACGTCCTTTTAAGTTCTTTCCATACCGGGTTCGCTGGGATTTCACCACACGTTGTCTGGATCAGGTAGCGGATCTTCGCCCCGGTCCCCGTTTCGATATCAGTACAAGCCATTTCATGCCTCCGAGTTTAATTGCATAATTATAGCATAAAGCCTTGACAAATGGAAAATAGCGTGTTAGAATGGGGGAAACAAATAAGGAGATAGAGAGATGGGCCTAACCATAGAGGGACGAATTAAACGGTCAGAGATAGAACAAGCCGAACGGTGGGACGATTTTCAAGAGCATATGCCTTTTATCGAGTTAAAGCCTGGTTGGAAAATACGGGTTACCCCCGCTTTTGGCGGAGCGATATTCCGATTCCGCTTAGAGTCGCCAGCTGGAAATGAATACAGCGTATACTTTGATGCGTTTGATAGACTCGGAATTTACGGTGCTCCATACTACGAGCTTTACCCGCACGAAAATGATGTTTTTAGATCCGATAGCATCAAAGCTATTCTAGATGCGGTTTATGCGGGGGAGGGATGATCAACCCCCAAAATAGGGAACCCGAACCGGCACAACGTACCACGCCCCGTCGTTATACGCGGTAAGCAGGTACGGCGGTTCGGTCGTGAGGCAGACGTTGCCGTATGTGAGGGCTGTACCTGCCGCGAAGTGTGTGGCCACAGAGTTAGCCATAGTCATCGCGGCGGACCGCCCCGTGCCCGCCGGATAAAACAGATCGATCTGGGCGATACCGTCATAGCGCGGGTCGTTTGTCCCGATCGAATAGCTGCCAGTCTGGCCCGGCATATTGGTAAACCGCCCATAAGGCGTACCCTCGACTGGAGTATAGCTTACGTTCGGATAGACAATATGCGGAAGGCCCGCAAGCGTTACCAGCCTGGCGATAATCGCACTCTCTACGTCATCGTGGTTCATGATTTTCTCCGATATTTTTGATATTTTAGCACTTTTTATCAAAAAATCCTTGACTAGTTATACAAAATGTTATACAATTAGAATATAAAGCGTAAGACCCGATCCGAAAGGCGGGCGGTTTTAAGGAATTAGAAGATGAAAACATTTGAAGCACAAGTTATCGAAGATAACGGGGGTGGGTTAACACTTTATGTCTTTGATGAGAACGGCATTGACGGAGGTATAATTAGATGGGCACATGGCGGGTATGAATTTAGCGTTGGGACTCTTACAGATGATATCCAAGCACTCATTAACGGAGATGACCCATTAACAGACTGGGAAGGGAATATGGGGGACCCACAACAGAGCTGGGACCGCCTAGATAACTACGAATACGGCTGGAAAGTCGTTGCCCAAGTTGCGGATGGTAAGTGTACCTTGTACCCCAAAGACATGGGAAAAGCAGCCATGCTGGAGTTTGGGGTTAGTATATGACCCACACCCACCTACGAATCCCGGTGAAACTCCGGGACAACCTGAAAAAAGAGGCGGCCAAACGCGGCATTACGATGGTGCAGCTGATTCGAGATTTGCTCAAACGCGAAGCTGGACCGTCCATAGCAGGCTAGTCGACCCCGGTTTGAGTGGATCGACCTTAACCACTCTCATACCCTCGACCGTATCGCCGATCAGCACTTCGGTATCCGAGTACAGCCGTTTATCCCCGGCCACGACCAGCGTGCCGTCGATCTCCGCCGTAGTGTACGGGTACTCGACCGCATTGGCGGGTACGTTGGTGGTCGTGCTGCCCGTGATCGTTCCGGCGACCGGGTCTTCCGTTCCGCCCGTTACCCTTACAAAGGTTACAGGCCGCCCATATTTTGCCAGCAGGCGGGCCGCCGTTGCGCCGAGTCGGTCATAGAGGTTCATCGCCGAACCGACCCAGGTGTGTTTACGAGGAGATAGGGCCGGATTAGCGCCTGGACTTTTCCAAATTCTGGCTGTTCCTGACGTGCGCCGTCCTGATACTCGACCTCAACGACCGCCACGCTCTCGCGCTTAACCGCTGGGCTGGTCACGTCAGCGAACAGAGCCTCGGTCTGGCTGAGTAGTACCAGCTCGTTACACGCGTATTCGATGGGCGTGGGGGTTGTAGTGTTGGAGATGAGGTAGCCATTAATATAGACGTTATCACGCGGCCACGCGTCGATCTGCGCTTCATCGACGAGCTGACCTTTCCATATTTTCAGATTGAGCCAGTCCGAGGCGACCTGGATCGCCGCTGTGATCGCCGCGTCGCCCGCAAAGCCAGTGTAGTCAAGCCCACGGGCGTCACAGTAGGCTTTGAAGCCCTCAACGCTACTAAGCATTTTCCAAAACCCCGAACCACGACGCCGCCACGGTGCCGGCTTTATCTGGGGCCGACTCCGTAATTGCCACAACGTTACCGGCGCTTACCGGGAAAGGTACCGCAAAAATGCCCGGAATAGACCCGTCTTGAACGGGGATACCTAAACTGGGAAACAAAACGAACTGTGGGGACACGAAGGAGTGCCCTTCTATCTCGGTAGATGCCAGCCGAATAATGAATCCCCCCGCTGAGGTGGCGCTTTTCGCTCCGGCAAAGGCTCCGTATATAAGAAGCCGTTTCTTTCGGGGCACCATTCGCGCGCTGGACGAGCATCGGTTTTTACCAAGTGCGATCTGACTGTACGTCACGCCGCCGTTCGTGGCGCTAATAATTCCCGCAGCTTTAAGCCCGGTTCCTACGGTATTGATATGCATACATTGGATGAATCGGATATCCGTTGCAACTGTAGGCACCCCAGTTACGCCATTAAGTGTTACGATTTCATCCCGCTCGTCCAGATTGGCGTCCAGGTAATGGATATGGACAGATTGAATGCCAGTACCCGCTGCGGTATCGTTTGCGTCGGTGCTGGCGAGGGTCATTTGCACCCCGGTAGCCGCGGGAATAGCAAAAGGGCCATTCGGCCATACCACAAAGTCCACCTCCCCTTGTGCCGCGTCGCGTTCACCGAAAGCGGTCCAGAGTTGTTTCCCCTGAATCAACCCTCTGGAAACTTGAGCTAGTTCATAGTCGCCATTAATGAGATCGTTCGTGCTATTACCCATTTGCTTTCTCCCGGATCGCCGCGAGCGTCTCACGTTTATTCGTGTACTCAATACCGAAGACTTCCGCTACAACTTTAACCTCGTCAGATGGAGAGGCGTCTCGTAATTCTTTCGCCTTGGCCTGCCAGTCCACGGTAACGGGCTGTTCGTCCACGGTAACGGGCTGTTCGTCCACGGTAACGGGCTGTTCGTCCACGGTAACGGGCTGTTCGTCCACGGTAACGGGCTGTTCGTCCACGGTAACGGGCTGTTCACCCTTCGCCTGACGTGAGTACATTTCTTGAAGCTTGATTTGCTCTTTGATATCCATGTGGTGTCCTTTGTAATAGCAGGAGGGCCGAAGCCCTCAGAGTATTAACCGTTCGTAATAAGGAACGCGAGCGGTACGTTTTTACGTTCAACCACACGGTCCCAGTTCGCCGCAAGTGCCAGGTCGGCAAGTGTCGGAGTTTGCCCGGTAATCGTGGTATTTGTAAACTTAAAGCCGAACGGGTGCAGGAGCCACTGTTTACGCTCCCACAGGGTCTCGATACCCCCGCCATTACCTTGAGCCGCGTCGCGGTCAAGCTCAACCGGAGTTCGGGCAGTACCTTCGCCGTAGCCGATCAGGCCCTGGCCAAACAGGATTGAGGTGTATTGTGCCGCCGCATCTGTCGGACCGGTACCCGCCGCTGCGGTGAAAGGCATACCGTCATCAACGATAACACGGCGCCCCATAAAAGTCGGGATAGTAAGCTGCCCCATACTGTCCGGGATAAATTCGATATCATCATTATCCACCATGCGCTTATAAACCACACTGTGGACCGCCATCGCGACGTAGTCGTCGAAGTGATCGCCGCTCGTAAACGCTGCAGTTGTGAAAGCCGCACGGCTAAACAGAGTTGTGGCAGACACATCGGCATTTGTGGCGCCGTGAATGTCGTTAACCATATCGGAATCGTCGTTGGCTACGTTGTCCGCCAGGACGCCGTTAAGTGTTCCGATTGTTCTGCGCTGCCAAGCCCGCATCCAGTAGGTACCGAAACGGTTACGTACTCGCTGCATTGGATCGCTGCCCGCCAGTTCGGCGGCAAGGTCCGCAGACGAGTAACCTTGGTTAAGGAACGCGGTACGTGCAACTTGCTCACCAGCTACGAGTTTCTCAGGAACCGCAACGTCAGTCGTCAAGTCTGTAGAATAGTTCGGTTCGCTTGACCCGTCCAGGTCCTTCCAAAACGGGATCGTGTGAATGCGGCCCGCGCCGCTTGCCAGTTGCTGCAAGAGCGGATTTACTGTTGCCACGCCTGACTCAAAAAACGCCGTTCTTTCCGGGCTGTTTACCGCATCGTAGGACGCGTATACCGCCGGGACAATAACATCCGAAATGAGTGTATTTGCCATTTTTAGTTACCTTTTGCGGCCTCAGCCGCTTTTTTGAACCCTTCCGGGTCTCGGTTGTAAAACTCAACGCGCTCGCGCTCGGTCATGTCTTTAAAGGCTTTGTTGCCTCGACCGCTTTGCCCGCCCTGAGCACCGCCGCCCTGCCCGCTCGACCCCTTGAGGATCGGAGCGAGCGCCGGGTTAGCCATAAGTTCTTTTTTGAAGTCGTCGAGGGTTATGGCCGTTGGTTGACCGTCGGCCCCCAGAATTACCACACCCTCGTCGCCGTACTGCAGCCGTGGCCGCACATACGACGCAAGCAAGTCGCCCGAACCGTCAAGCGCAAGGCTTGTCAGTGAAAGGACCGTGTTGTCGATCTCTTTTTTGGCCACTTTGCCTTTGACCTCTTTCAGATCGGCTTCGAGTTGCTGCGCGCGTTTGACCGCTGCCTCATGAAGCGCCTTATAGTTACCCGTTTCCTCGGCCTGTTTGTCCTTGATTGCTTGAAGCTCCGCCTCCAGCTCTCTGGAACGTTGGGCCGCTGTTTTCTTTTCGCCCAGGACTTCGTCAAGTTTTTTCTTAAGCCCTGTTGTGTCTTCCAGTCCATCGACTTTTAGCCGACCCGACTCATCGTAGAAAGCCCGTACCTCCGGCGCGAGTGCTTCCAGTTCTTCCGGTGTAATTTGAAATTTAAGCATGTGATCCCCCAAGGATGTATGGGGGCATTATAACATAGATTAGGTGAGGGTGTCTAGTGTAGGTCGTTCTCACCCAAAGTCGCATATCCCGCGATATCGTGCCAGTTATCCGCATAAGTCGGATCGCCGTTAAGAATACGCCCGATTTTATGCGCGATCATCTCCAGGGCTTCTTTAGCACTTGGGGTCAGCGTTTGCCAGTTCGGCGTGTCGGCCATCACAGCTTTAAGGTCTTGCGTGATCTTGGCGTGCTTGTCAAAGTCGCCGTAGCGTTGGCCGCGTTCGTTTAGTGTAGCCATAATACTGCCTAATTTTTGAGCTGCTTGGATATACGGCTCTTTTTGTACCTTCTCGTGCAGCTCAATAGCTTTTTTAGCCCCCCGATCAATCCAGTCCAACTGAATCGCCCGACCTTTCCCCCCACCGTAATTCAGGATAGCCACGTCCCCGTCCACGTTGCTCAAAGTGCCAGTAAGCCCTGGGAATTCATCCCCCAACGTGACCACATCGCCGTCTTTGTATACGGCCCCCCCCGGCCAGACCGTAACCGCTGAAGCCACAGCTCGATATTTAGCTCGTGAAACTGATGCTTGTGGAAATGCTCCTCGTTGGCCAGAGCTACCAGAAGGTTATCGGACTTTATAACCCAGAATCCACTCCGAATATCGTCGTAAAAATTGAGCCCAGTTAATCTAACCAACTCTTCTATCTGCGACTTATCCGCTTTAAACTTTGCTTCCATCTTCTAACTCCTTAATTGATTTTACGCTATTCTACCGTTTTTAACCCCAGTTCGTCAAGGGTGAGAGGCTTTAAAGTTTTTAAATCGATCAAATTGCGTAAATCCAGCGCGCCCGCGCGGAATGCCCGAGCGCGTGTCGGGCCGAGTACGTCGTCCTGAAACGCTGCGGGCTGGCGGCGCAACCAAGTCGGGTAAGTGAGTTTCGCCCCGACCGGCTCCGGCCCGTCCGCCCCCCGGCTGGCACGTTCGCCCTCGATGCCTGGGATTCGGTATTTCTGATCGACGATCGGCACGGTGGTCGTCCTACATCGAGGGTGGAAAGGGGGTAGCGGCCCATCGCCCAAGCCAAACTCTTTACCATCGAGGGCAATACAGATATCCGACGTCTTGCTGTCGAGCGTTGCGACGATCCGGTAGCCGGTGACCACATCGCTATTAGCCGCATACGTCGCGGCCTTCGCCTCGTTACCCACCGCATTAAACAGCGTCCGCACGACCGCCTCGGTGTTGCGATAGACATTACGAAGCGCCGTATCTTTGTAGTTCTGTGACTTTGTACCGACCAGTTCCCGAAGCATCTGCGCGGGGGCGAGGCCGTTGATAATTCCATTTCGCATTGTGTAGATGATCTGATCGGAAGCCAGCCCGAACACTTCTTCAAGGAAGTCCCGGGTGCGTTTGCCGTTCAGTACGTTCGATAGCGCGGCGCGTTGGATCGCGGCGATCGACGGCTTGGCAAACTCTGCTCCGACGGTTACGCTAGTCAATGCCGCGATATTGTAACTCGTCTCAACGACGGCCAGCGGTTCGACACGATCGAGGATTGATTGTTTGACTGGATGGAGTATCTCGTTCGCGAGTGTTCGGAGTTCACGCAGATACGCCTCCATCCCGACCGTTGAGCCGGGGGCGGTGCGGATCTTGTCTTCCAGCGCGTTGACTGCATTGCGTAACGCCTGGACGATGGCGATCACTTCGCCGTTGGCATAGCGTTCGAGCTGTACCTGGTGGCGGGTGTTGAGTTCGACTAGACGGTCAGTTGTTGACATGGGTTAGCACTCAGCGCCACGCATCACTGAGCCTCGTAGGAAAGTTTGCCGCCGATAATGCTGGCGATTTGGTTACCCGCGCTATTAAGCAAGATAAAGCGATCTGCCCCAGCGTCCGGCCCAACGCGGCGCATAACCCCGTCGGTATCAGTCATACCCTGGTACGTGAGAACTTCACAGTCGCCATTTGGCCGCTCGGTGATCTCAGCGTTCACACATTCAACAATAGAAACTCTACGGATTTCGGTATCCGTAGAGTAGTTGGAAAAAATTGCAGTCATCTTAGACTCCTTTTAAATTTGGTTGTTCTTCTTTAAACCGCCCGGCCAATTTGGCGCAGTGCGGACACTCCAGGTCGAGAGTATCCAAGGGCGCAACTGCGACCCACTCCCAACCACACATTAAGCATTTAGCATCACCTACTTCCCATGGCCCGTCGTCGTCATTCTCAAAACCTGGGTTATATCCCATCTCACCCCTCCTTAATAGTTTGTTGCAGCATCGCCTCATAGTCGCGTAGCAAAGTTTTAACCACCTCGGGCAACGTGACCCGGCGGAGGACGTCTTGCACTTCGGCGAGCTTCTTTGTGAGCTCTTTCGTGTTGTAAGGCTTAGCCTTGCGGAACCACAGCATCTTGTCCTCCTGTACTTGGCGGAATCAACCCGCCCGCCAGTTCTTCATCTTTCTCAGCGACCGCCTCGTCAAAATCCCGGCTTGCTGCGACCCAGCCTTTTTTCTTCATCGCGTCGAACGCGTCCATTTTGGTAAACGGTAGGTCGCTGTTCATAAGTTCGATCAAGCCGCGTGCGATGTTGAGGTCGATAGGCTGCTCGAAGAACTGTTTATTTGTCTCGAATGTGATATCGCCGTCCAATCCTTCGAAAAACGCCATTTCGGTCATGACTTTTTCCAGCAGGTCATCCACGTTGTTCGCCAGGTTCTGCATGATCGACACTTCGGAACCGTGCTTAATGCGGGCGGCCTCGGCTGTTTCGTTCTGTGCTTTGTTGACGATGAGCCGCGCGCCCATGTCGATCATCATCTCACGCTTGCGGTCAAGTTCTGACGCGAGGGCGGAGTTGGCTTCAATTTGGAGTAGCTCGGCTTTACCGCCGATCTCCGTTTCGATCACAGCGCCAACGCCCAGGTAGACGTTTTTATCGTCGCCACGGGTTCGCAGGCCGCTGACGTGTGGCGTCGCCTGGCCGCATTGGAATAAGTTTTCCTCCCAGTCTGCCGAATTGCGGAAGTGGGCGAAGTTCACATCGGCGAGTGGGAGCATGGGTGACGCGTCAATGACCGGGTCATTGTTGGTCGCACCGCCAAAGTAAAACGGGATGTGGTCGAAGGTCTGGCCGGCTTTGGTTCGCGGGGTGATTAGTTCTTCATCCGGGCGGTATTCGACCCGGGTGGTCGTCGTGCGATTAAGGAAGCCGGATGTGGCTTTAACCTCGACGGGCCGGTAAACTTGTTGGGTATAAACGCCGTCGGTCAAGCGGAGAACACGGTAAATCGTCTCCTCTTCGGTCTCGAACTCGTCCACGTCGACCGTTTCGCCCTCTTTCAAGACCACGCGGCTCAGGCGGTGTACCCCGCCCACCATCTCGTCGGCCCAGGAAATAATCGATTCGGCTGGGTAGGTGGTTGCGTATGAACGGATCGCCCCGGCGGTCTCCTGGGCTTTGCTGATCTCGCCAGTTGTGGCTGGATAATCGACCAAAACGCCCACGCGCCCGATGTCGAGCATCTCTTTGCCGACGCGCTTGGCGAACTGGACTGCGGAAAGCCCGCCACCGTTGATGTTGTCCATGATGAAGTCGGCAGGCGCTTCGACGTTCGGGTCTTCGCGGAAGAGTGAGCCGATCAGGCCCGTTGAGGTTTGGGCGGTGGCGGCAAGCCACACGGCCCGTAAAAAATATTTGGAATATCGGTTTGTTGCTTGGGTTACGTCCGTTCCGGGTGCGGAAGGGTCGGGAAGGTATTCAGTTGATCGTTCTTCAAATTCGTCTTTTCCACCAATGGCGTCTCGGACACGTTGCCAACGCGGCGCGTGTTCTAAATACTGGTCGTTAGGTGTTTCAACTGCCATTTTGGTAAGCCTTTATACATACAAGGGCCCGAAGGCCCGTTGCTAAGGAGTTAGGTAGGCGGGCGATGAAACCGCCGTGATGGTATTATATCATAACTCGGTTAGGGTGTAAAGGCTTGAGCCAAGTACCCATTTAGGGGGCGCCAGCGGACCATTTGCCAAGCTTCGTACTGCTGCGCACAACGCTCACCGAAACCGCGTTTACCGCCACCATTAATAAAATTCCAATCCAGCCCATACTGTCAAAAGCGAAATAGATCGAAGCGATTACGGGCAGGATAGGCGCTACTACGACAAGCGCTTTGGCTGTTCTTAATCTTGTCATCTCTTAAATCACGCTTGTTAATTTGAGCAGGTACTCGGCCCAGGCTTTGGCATCTTCTTCAGTTTGGTGGATGAGGCCGCGGATAAGGCGGTTGTGGTCTATAGCACCCCCGCGCCACTCGGCTTTCACAATGCCTTCGGTATATGAGTTATCTACTATATAGTAGCGGGCCCCATCAGCGAGCGCCTCCAGCGCAGGTTGGGGAAGCACAGCTCCATCCCCCATCAGAACGGTTCGGCGTTGTGGTTTAAATGCCGCCGCTAGATTAGATAACGCCTGCTCAAAGGTAGTACCGGATTCTGCAATTGCTTTGCACGCATCGGAAAAGGATTTTAAAACTTGTGGCTTGCGACGGTATTCAAGTTCTTCATGCCAATGCGGGTGCCCTAAAAGATCGTACCATTCATCGAAATCTTTTGCTAGCCTGTTCTCCCACCGCTCCCAAGGGCGGTCAGTCTCTGCAGCATCTTTCGCGTATTCTGCCATCAGTTTGGCGTGGGGATGAGGGTTATTATCTTTGGTTACTTTCCAATTCTCTATTTGGGACTGTAGCAATGGCTCTTCGCACGTTCCGTTCGTTCGGATGAATAGGTCGGCGTCGATTTCCTCTTCTGGTTCGTTGTCGTAGAAATCGGGGTTGTGTAAAGCCTTAACCTGGTCAACAATAAGCCCTTCTTCAGTCTCCAGCACCCATAAGAAAGAGCCGTCTTTTTTACCGCTTCTGTGGTGCCCTCCCGCCTCTTCTACAATTCGCAACACTTGTTTAGCCTGCTCCGGCGTAACTCGCATCTTAATATTTGTTCTCATCTCTATCTCCTTAATTGATTTTACCCATTTTAACCGATTCTGCCTGCTTTGTCAAGAGCCGTAATTTGCAACTAGACGCGCCCCAATCGCCCGGTTGGCTATCGGCCATTCGTAATCGATGAAATACCCGACCGCCGTTGTGATATGCTGGAACTCGCTGTCCGCCTCTTGGAATGTAGAGCCTTTTTTAAGCTGTACGGTTGACATACCTTTGTCTAAGTAACGGCATTTTGACGGGTTGACGTAGAAACTGACCTCGCCCATAGCGTT